CTTGAGAATCTTTAACACCATTTACCCATTGAAAATTACCTTTTGTAATTCCTAGAGTTCTAGACATTTCCTCATTATAATCTATTTGTTCGTATATTTTTACTAAGTTAAATATACTATTTTTAGTTTCATCTCTAAAAGCATGCTCTTCTGTTCTAGGAAATTGACGATAAAATTCATTTAAAGCATCTTGATCATTTTTTAATCCATCCGCTTCATTTTGCCAATGATCTATAACACCTACGTCTATTAGTTCACCGTCTGGGGCAAGCACATTGCTGTCAGGAGTAGTGAATACTGGAATTCCGTACTCGTCAATAAATCCCTCGTAGTTCCATTCCATTGGGATAAACAAAGAGTATAAACCAGATTTTGTCTGACCATTTCTATTTCGCTTAGTGACATCTGATGCATTGTATAATTTTTTGAAGTTATCTCCACCTTTATCTAGGGCGTTGGAAGTTGAGCCCATCATGCATTTACCTATAATTCTACTACCTAATCGTAAACAAGTTTTTGTAACCCTCCAATTATTTAATATATTATCAGGTCTCTCCCATTTACCACTCTCATCATGTACTAATAAAGCTAGTTTTTCCCCATCATAACTATTATCTCCAGTGTTTTTCCAATCAATAGTAGTATCTAATCCTTCTATATCTTCCATACCATCTGTAGCAGCCATTTTCTTTCTAGTAAATTTACTAGCAGGAACTCTATATGCTAATTCAGATTTAGGACGATCCATACCATCTTGTATCGGTTTGAAAAAGAATGGGTAGTTTATGCTTATCGGAACTACTTTGTCAGTAAACATCTTCTTAGCATCTGCACCTGTTTTAGATAGTATACCATATCTACTATCACTTGAAATAGTGGCTAAATTAACTGTTTCAGCTGAAGACATAAAAGAAAATCCAGAACGACGATTTTTAAGATAGCACATACCATAGCATCTTTTATCTGCTTTACACGCCTCCCAGAATATAAAGAACAATCTATTTGCCTCTCTAAAATCTGGAGCACCTACGTCAATTTTACTCCATTGAAGGTACATATAATGTGTACCCGTTAAATAAGTTGGTTTACTATTATTCATAAACCAAAATCCTTCCTCTCTTCTTTTAAATTCTTCGTCTATAAAATCGTACCACTGATCTTTCTTTTCTTCAGGATAATTTCTCCAATCAAATATATTTTTTAATCTATTTAGTTCTTTAGGATA